CCAGCCCTCTGGAAGGGCGGGCATATCGGCGGCCGGAAAGTCTGGAAACTCACGATAGCATGTCATGGTCTAGTCCTCTGGTTGGTTGGTGTTGGCATAATGCCAGCGTTAGAAAAAAGATACCAGGGCCATAATGCGGGCGCCGTGGCGCCCGCACGATAGGCCCTAGCCGTTAAGCAATTCGTCAAGGGTACCGGTCAGGTAACGGGCGCCGGTTGCGTCATACACGCTAAGACGGCTTGCGCTGGCGCCCGCCACGACAAGCGTCATGATAGCAGGGGGCACAATACTAACGGCGCCGTCACGCTCTACAATGAAGTCAACGCCGTTTGAAGCACGGGCTATGGTAATGTCAGGCATGGTAGTTTCTCCGGTTGCCGGACTATGGTCCGGCGCCGCGCGGGCGCCGGACGGTAGTCTGTCAACGCATCTGGTCTACGGACCCTGCCAAATAACGCTGGTAGGTATCGCAATAAACCGTCAAGCCTTGCGTTTGCGCGCCCGCGACGATTAACGACAATAGCCGCTTGTCTACCTGATGCGAGATTTCTTCTGTCACTACCTTGACGACAAAATGGCGGCCGCCATTTGTGTGCCGTAGAACGTGAATGTCTGCCATGGTCTAGTCTCCTGATTGGCGGCGCTTTCTTGCGCTGTTAGATAAAGTATAGCACTTTCCGACACTCGCACCAGACGTATTATTGCATGGCTGGTATGCGTAAAACGCATGCCTGGACCTCTGACAGTTTGTCAGTTGACAGTTTGTCAGTAATGCGTGCCTTCGACGTCGCATCCCCAGATATTCTGCCCCTTGGCGTCTACTATGGTAATGTAGAACCCGCGCCGTTCAACGCGACAATAGCCGCGCGCCGTCATTACGATATCGTCGAATTGCCGCATGTAGGAACCCACAACACTATCGTCTACGTCTGGCATATGCAGGCGCTTCATAACCCGGTCCGTGTGCCGCGCGCATCCCTTTACTATTTTGGTGTCCGTGCGGATTATCAGATACTTGCCCATGGTCTAGTCCTCTGGTTGGTTGGCGCGCCTATCTTACAGGCGTGTAGGATATTGTGTAACGTTATTTTTGCATACCAGCCATGCGCTACGCGCGGGCCTGGACTCTGGCGGTCTATGGTGGCGGGCGTTTGGCGCCCGCCACGGTAGACCGTCAGGCTTCATAGGCTGACGGGATAGGTACGCCCGTATGGTCGCAGACCATTTCAGTATCGTCATAGTTAATATCCATGCCAGCGATACGCCAACCACTACGCGCGTCATTGCTGGCAATGGCCTCTAGGATATTGCGGCGCTCAAGGCGCGCGGCGTCAAAAGACAGAACGGCGCCGTCAGCGGTGTAGAAGTATGTGGGGTACCCACCCGGCCAAGCATACGGTCCGACAAGCATTGCACGGCGGAAATCTGAAATAGTTTCTATTTTCATGGTCTAGTCCTCTGGTTGTGCCGCACGCTGGCGGTCTATGGTGCGGCGCCCGCTAGAGCGCCGCACGGTAGACCGTCAATAGCGGTGCTGAATAAACACCACGATACAGGCGCCGTATGGGCGTATCTCAATCATGTCGCCATGGTCGTATGTGCGGCACCGCACGCCGTTAAGGCCCATCAGGCCCTTGGCACGGCGCACTAAGGCGAGGCGTGACAGGGTATCAGGCGCGTCTATTTCGTCGCGCTTTACCCAGCAATAGTTTGCCTCGCCTCCGAAGGTGTCCGTCATCTCGATATCGTATGTCATGGTCTAGTCCTCTGGTTGGTGTTGGATTTAATGTAGCAGTGTTGGTGCGAATGAGTAACGCAAAGATTGCATACCTGGTATGCGCGCGGCGCATGGCTGGTGGTCTATGGTGCGGCCGCTTGCGCGGCCGCACGGTAGACCGTCAGGCGTTGCGCCGGTCGATCCAAGCCCTTGCGGCGCTAATAGACGGCGCCACAAATACAAGGGCCTCGCTTTCATAGTCCCAATCATAAACGCCATATTCGCGGCCATGTTTGCGAATGAGAAACCCGTCATAGTTTACAGTCATGACAGCCACCATGCGTAGGCTACGGCGCCGTCGAACGCCGCCATGGCGATGGTTGCAATGGTGGCGGCTGCAATGGCGAGGCGGTCATGGTTGCGGTGGTATCGCTGTATACGGGTCATGGTCAAAGCCCCGCAATCAGAACAGTGAGCAAGATGGCGGCGCCAGCAATGGCGGCATAGCGTCCGATAATTTGTGAGCGTTTCATGGTCTAGTCCTCTGGTTGTGGTGGTACTGGCAAACTATGGTGCGGCGCCTTGCGGCGCCGCACGGTAGTCCGTCAGAAATTCCAAGGCTTGGCGTTGTATTGCGCCGCGACCTTGCGCGCTTCAATTTTGCCGGACACTTCGATTTCGGCGATGCGGTTAGCAAAGGTGATATCGCTGTTCACACCGATGATCACAGCCTTGCGCTTGCGCGTTGCGTAGTAGTGCGCGGTGTTGCCGCTGTAAGTGTTTTCCCAGATGTTTGCCATGGTCTAGTCCTCTGGTTGCCAGCGCCCCGTGCGCTGTTGGATTTAATGTAGCAGGGTTTTTGAAATTGAGTAATGCTATTTTTGCAACCCTGGTATGCGTGCGGCGCATATCACGGCGCCGCACACGGCTATGGTTTCGGCTATGGTCGACACCCAAACGCGCCAACGGCGGCGCGGGTTTCGGCTATAGTGTCTATTATTCTCTATATATTCTGGGGAAGGAAAATATAGGTATCCTGATACCGCACCGACCGGCGCACGAAGCGGCGCCTCAAGTTTTTTCCCGTGACTAAACCGCCGAAATGACCCAAAGCCCCAAGGGCACGGGAGGCGCATGTGCCCGGCGACCTATGCGCCAGAGGCCTGGCTGCTATGCGCGCAACGCATAGGTATATGGGCGTGACCCAAAACGCCGAAAGGTCACCTGACAATCTGTCACCTGACAATCTGTCACCTGACAATCTGTCACCTGACAATCTGTCACCTGACAATCTGTCACCTGACAAATAATCAGTTAAGGGGGGGGCAGGGGGGCAGGGCCGGCGCGGCGCCGCCATCCCCCACGCAGGGATCGCACAAACTTTTTATTTTTTTTAAAATCTGTTACCCTGCCGCCATGAGCATATTTTCTCTCTCGCATGAACCTCGCAGGTTACAAGCCACAGAGGCTCGGCTCGAAGCCATCTATCAGGCGGCGCGTAAAGGGCTGCGTGGCGAAAGCCTTGCGCTGGCGGCAGGACTGCTGCCGGCTGAATACAGGCAGCTTTGCCAGTTTGACCCCATAGCCGAGATGGCCGAACTCAAGGGCCGCGCAGACGGCGAGATGGAAATCAGCGCCGTGTTGCATGAGGCAGCGCTGGCGGGAGACGCCAAGGCGGCGCTTGAGATCCTCAAGCACCAGCACGGCTGGGTAGCCAAGCAGCAGATCAGCGTTGACGTGGAACAGCGTATCAGCATCATTGGCGCGCTGGAGATGGCGCAGCAACGTGTCATAGAGGGCGAATATGTACGAGATGCCGAACTACCTGGCGCGCATGATGACGCCCCAGCAGTACCAGTCGTACGCGCCGACCACCCAGTCGAACGCGTTCGCGTCTCAGACAGGCCCAATGGCCGGCGCAAACTACCAGAGATTCTCAAGCAACATGTCGCCTGACGACGAGGAGGCGCTGTTCCGCGAACTGCGCGCCTACCAGATGCGGCGCAACAACCCCGGCAGCCCCATGCAATTCATCTACGGCAATGTGCCCCGTGGGCCGGGGTACGCCGCCGACCGTGGGCGTGACCCCATGCCCATGAACTTTGATCTGTTCAGTCAGGCTCTGCCGGGCCGGGGCGCCACCTCACCCACCATGACCGCGCCCGCAGGCGACGGTATGCTGGGAGGCGTCGGACGACTGGCGCGGTATCAGGCGTTCCTCAACCCGCGCCCAACCATGAACCAGAGATCCTGATGCAGACCACCATCTATAGCGCCGACGATGAGATGATGCTCATGAGCCGGCTGTGGGCGCCGGCTCTCAAGGACGACCCGCTCAAGTTTGTGCTGTACACCTTCCCGTGGGGTCAGCCCGGCACGCCGCTGGAACACTTTAGTGGCCCGCGCAAGTGGCAGCGCCAGGTGCTACAGGATCTGGCTGACCACATCCGCGACAACAACGGCAGGATCGACTTCAGCACGCTGCGGCTGGCGGTCAGTTCGGGCCGTGGTATTGGCAAGTCGGCGCTGGTCAGTTGGCTGGTGATCTGGATGCTATCCACGCGGATCGGCGGGACCATCATCGTCAGCGCCAACTCAGAAGCCCAGTTACGCTCGGTCACCTGGGCGGAAATTACCAAGTGGCTATCCATGAGTTTGAACAGCCACTGGTTTGAAGTGTCGGCTACCCGCCTGATGCCGGCCAAGTGGCTGACCGAATTGGTCGAGCGCGACCTCAAGAAGGGCACGCGTTACTGGGGCGTCGAGGGCCGGCTGTGGTCGGCTGAGAATCCCGACAGCTATGCCGGTGTCCACAACATGGACGGCGTCATGCTGGTGTTCGACGAGGCTAGTGGTATCCCTGACAGCATCTGGTCGGTAGCAGCGGGCTTCTTCACCGAGAACACGCCCAACCGTTTCTGGATGGCGTTCAGCAACCCACGCCGCAACAGTGGCTACTTCTACGAGTGCTTCAACTCCAAGCGGGAGTTCTGGCTCAACAAGATCGTGGACGCGCGCGAGGTCGAAGGCACCGACAAGGCCGTCTACCAGCAGATCATCGACGAGTACGGGCCGGAGTCCAGCCAAGCCCACGTCGAGGTCTACGGGCAGTTTCCAAACGCGTCGGACGACCAGTTCATCCCCAATATGCTGGTCAACGACGCCATGAAGCGCCCCCGCGTCAAGGATCTGAGCGCGCCCATCATTCTCGGCGTGGACCCGGCGCGGTTTGGCGCCGACGCTACCGTGCTGGCGGTGCGCCAAGGGCGCGATATCGTCAAGCTGATCAAGCACCGGGGCGACGACACCATGACCGTGGTGGGCCACGTCATCGAGGCCATCGAGGAGTTTAAGCCCGCTATGGTCGTGATCGACGAGGGCGGGCTGGGCGCGGGCATCGTGGACCGGCTCAAGGAGCAACGGTACGTCGTCAGGGGCGTGAACTTCGGCAACAAGGCCAAAAACCCCAAGATGTGGGGAAACAAGCGCGCCGAGATGTGGGGAGCAATGCGTGAATGGCTGAAGACGGCGAGCATCCCCGAGGACAGGTACCTGAAATCGGATCTCATTGGCCCCATGTCCAAGCCCGACAGCCGTGGCACCCTCTTCTTGGAGAGCAAGAAGGACATGAAAAGCCGAGGGCTAGCGTCCCCGGACGCCGCCGACGCTATAGCCGTTACTTTCGCGTTTCCCGTCGCACACAGAGAACGCGTTGACAAGGCCCAGACCCGCTCTTATTCTCAGTCAGGGATTTCTACGTCTTGGATGGGGTCATAATGCCCAGTGTCGCCGCCGGATACCCGAAAGGCTATTATGGTGTGGGGTTGCGCGAGCAACTTTACCCCGGCGAAGAGACGTATTTTAAAGCCAACCCAAATGTGGCCGGCATGGCGGCGGAAGATGACCACATCATCCTGAACCCGTACAGCACACTGTCGCAGACCGAGAAGAACGCGGTAATGATGAACGAAGCGGCGCGCGTTCACATGCGGCGCGGGCTTGTAGAACCTCCTCGGTTCGATCTGACGCCGGAACAAGAGAAGGCGTTTTCCACTTACGGCGACCGCAAGCTGGACACCATGCGGCAGACGCTGGCCGCGCGCATCCTGTCTGGTGACCCGTCAGCGTTGAAGCCGACAGCGGATCAGCTTGAATACGTCAAGCGTTTGCGCCAGTTCATGGGTACAAAGTGATGGCCGATAAGCCCATCTCGCGCACGACCAAGGGTAAAAACGCGCACTATCAGCCTACGTCTCAGGGCGCGGGCATGACCGAGGCAGGCCGCAGGGCGTACAACGCCAAGAACGGGTCCAATTTGAAGGCGCCAGCGCCCAACCCCAAGACTAAGGCCGACGCAGGCCGCAAAGCCTCGTTCTGCGCGCGTATGTCGGGGATGCCGGGGCCAATGAAGGACGACAAAGGCCAACCAACCCGCAAAGCGGCGTCTCTCAAGCGGTGGAACTGCAAATGAAGCCAGGTCTGTACGCCAACATTAACGCCAAAAAGGACCGTATTGCAGCCGGTTCCAAGGAAACAATGCGTAAACCGGGTGCTAAAGGCGCCCCCACTGCAAAAGCGTTCAAAGACTCCGCCAAGACGGCAAAACCAAGGAAATCGTAAAATGGCAAATACCAAGCCCATCGGCGTAGCCTACGCTGACCAGGACATCACCGGCGCAGATACCGTTACCGCAGCCGCCGTTTACGCAAGCACGGAACTGGGCTACACCAGCACCGCGCAGGGTACCGTGACGCAGGCGACCAGCAAGTCCACTGGCGTGACGCTCAACAAGAGTGCAGGCCGCATCACGATGAACGGCGCAGCGCTTGCAGGCGCCACGGCGGTCAGTTTCACGCTGACCAACAGCCAGATTAGCGTCAAAGACGTGCTTGTCGTCAACGTGTCGGACGTAGGCACGGCAGCAGCGTACACGGTCTATGTCAGCAGTCTGGCCGCAGGGTCAGCCGTTATTACGCTCCGCAATATGACTGCTTCTACGTCGTTGTCAGAAGCCGTCGTCATCAACTTCGCCATCATCCACGGTCAGTAAGATGCCGTTGGTGAAGTCAACCAGCAAGAACGCGTTCCGCAAGAACGTGAAGGCTGAAGTCATGGCGGGCAAGCCGGTGAAGCAGGCAGTTGCGATTGCCTACGCCACCAAGCGCGGCGCCATGACACCCAAGAAGGGCAAGTAATGGCTGCGAGCGACGTTGCATCAGCGGGTGTTGTGTCTGGCGGTGGTGACCGCAAGGACATGCTCAACACCATGCGTAGCCGCTTCACAATGGCTATCTCCGCGTATTCGGAGAGCCGTGAAGATGAACTGGATGACCTCCGGTTCATGGCTGGCAGCCCCGATAACCAGTGGCAGTGGCCGGCTGACGTGCTGGCTACGCGCGGGTCTGTTCAGGGCCAGACGATCAACGCTCGCCCGTGCCTGACCATCAACAAGCTGCCGCAGCACGTTCGCCAGGTCACGAACGAACAGCGGCAGAACCGGCCCACCGGCAAGGTAATCCCGGCGGACGACAAGGGCGACGTCGAGGTTGCCGAGATCTTCAACGGCATGATCCGGCACATCGAGTATCTGTCGGACGCCGACGTGGCCTACGACACCGCGTGCGACAACCAGGTCACGTTCGGTGAGGGCTACATCCGCATCCTGACCGAGTATTGCTACGAAGACAGTTTCGATCAGGACATCAAGATTGGCCGGGTGCGAAACTCGTTCTCGGTCTACATGGACCCCATGATCCAAGATCCCTGTGGGTCCGACGCGGAATGGTGCTTTGTCACCCAAGACATGCTCAAGACCGACTACGAGCGCGAGTTTCCCGACGCCTCGCCGGTCAGTTCCATGCTCAGTCAGAGTGTAGGCGACGAGTCTATGGCCCAGTGGGTATCGGAAGACACGATCCGCATCGCGGAATACTTCTACCACGACCACAAGCCCGACACGCTGCACCTGTACCCCGACAACATCACGGCTTTCCAAGGCACGCCCAAGGACAAGCAGCTTCGTGCTATGTTCGGCAAGCCTGTCCGCACCCGGCGCGTAGACCGCAAGCGGGTCATGTGGGTAAAGACCAACGGCTACGAGGTGCTGGAAGAGCGCGAGTGGGCGGGCAGGTACATCCCCATCGTGCGCGTCGTCGGCAACGAGTTCGAGGTCGATGGCCGGCTGTATGTCTCTGGCCTGATCCGCAACGCCAAAGACGCCCAGCGCATGTACAACTACTGGGTCAGCCAGGAAGCAGAGATGCTGGCGCTGGCGCCCAAGGCCCCGTTCATTGGCTATGGCGGCCAGTTCGAGGGCTACGAACAGCAGTGGAAGACCGCCAACACGACCAACTGGCCTTACCTAGAGGTCAATCCTGACGTCACAGACGGTCAAGGAGGCAGTATGCCGCTTCCGCAGCGCGCTGCCCCGCCGCTCGCTCAGACTGGCCTGATACAGGCAAAAATGGGCGCTGGTGAGGACATCAAGGCCACCACCGGCCAGTACGATGCCAGTCTGGGCCAGCAGGGCAACGAGCGGTCGGGCAAGGCCATTCTGGCCCGCGAGAAGCAAGGTGACACGGGCACATATCACTACGTGGACAACCTCGCCCGCGCCGTTCGGTACGTTGCCCGGCAGCTTGTGGACATGATCCCCAAGATCTACGACACGCAGCGTGTGGCCCGCATCATCGGCCTCGACGGCGACGTGGACATGGTCAAGATCAACCCGTCACAGCCCGAGGCGGTCAAAAAGATCACCGACGAGAACGGCATCGTGCTGGAGAAAATCTACAACCCGACCGTGGGCGTCTACGACGTGTGCGTCACCACCGGCCCTGGCTACATGACCAAGCGGCAGGAGGCTCTCGACGCCATGCAGATGCTGCTTCAAAGCAACCCGCAGCTTTGGACGGTGGCCGGCGATCTGTTCATCCGCAACATGGACTGGCCGGGCGCGCAGGAGATGGCGGCACGGTTTGCCAAGATCATTGACCCCAAGGTCATGGCCGGTGACGACCAGTCGCCCGAGATGCAGCAGGCCAAGCAGCAGATGGAAGCCATGGGCAAGGAAATGGACCAGATGCACCAGATGCTGCAAAACGCCAGCAAGTCCATCGAGGCGCAGGACGCGTCGGTCAAGCAGTTCGAGGCCCAAGTCAAGGCGTACGATGCCGAGACAAAGCGTATCGCGCTTGTTCAGAACTCTTTGGGGCCAGACCAGATCCACGACATCGTCATGGGCACCCTGCACGCTGCCATCGACACTGGCGACATCGTCGGCAGTATACCGGGGCTTCCGCCGGGGCGCGGCGGGATGCCGGCTGAACCCGAGACGCCAGCCGAAAACACCATGGAAGGCGGCATGGAAGAGCCGGGCCAGATGCCTCCCGCGCAGGGCCAGATGATGCCTCCCCAGATGCCTCCACAAGGAGCAATGTAATGAAGTGCGCTGACTTTATCGGGCTGTTCTTTCTTGCGCGCGACGTCACGCATTCGGTCCATCTCAACACCCGCAGCTATTCCAAGCACAAGGCGTTGCAGAAGTTCTACGAGGGCATCATCGAGCGGACAGACGATCTGGCCGAGGCGTATCAGGGCCGGTACGGGCTGCTGGGGCCGATCACGCTCCACTCGGCCAAGACCACATCAAATGTCGTCGATTTCCTGCAAGGGCAGTTGGACGAGATCGAGGCCACCCGGTACGACGTGATCCCCAAGACGGACACGGCGCTGCACAACCTCGTTGACAACATCATAGAGTTGTACCTGTCAACTCTTTACAAACTCCGCTTTCTGTCGTAGGAGCCTGACATGGCAAATTATACGCATATCACTGCTACGGCGCAGATCAAGGTTGGTGCTGGCAAGCTGAAGAGCATCTTTGTCAGTTCCGGCACTAGCCCGACAGTGGCGGTTTACGACACTGATGCTGGCTCGACATCCGGCACCACGTTGATTGCTACTTTCACCCCCGCCACCCCCGGCATTTACATATTCACTGGCGGGGATGACGGGCTTTACTTCAACAAGGGCTTGTACGTTGTTCTTGGGGGCACTACCCCTAAAGCGACTATTGCGTATGCCTAACCGACAGGCCGGATAGCCTGGGGAGTAAAAATGGACGAGAACTCCGTTGACGTGATTAACACCACGTCGGGTCAGGAAGCCACGGCGGCGCCTGAGCCTGTAGTCACGCCGGGCGAGCAAGAGGATGGCAAATCGTTCACTCAGGAAGAGTTGGACGCTATTGTCACCAAGCGGCTCGCGCGAGAGCAGCGTAAATGGGAACGAGAGCAGTCGCGGAGGGCCGTCGAGGTCGCTCCCCCTGTGCAGCTTCCGCCGGTCGATAGTTTTGCTGACGCTCAGAGTTATGCCGAGGCTTTGGCAGAACAGAAGGCGCAGGAACTGTTGGCCCGCCGGGACGCGGTACAGCAGCAAACGGCTGTTCTGGACGCCTACCACGACCGTGAAGAAGAGGCGCGGGTAAAGTACGACGACTTCGAGCAAGTCGCCTACAACCCCAACCTCCGCGTCACGGACGCCATGGCCCAGACGATCCAGGCTTCTGACATTGGCCCCGACGTAATCTATTACCTCGGTACCAACCCGAAAGAAGCCGACCGTATCGCCCGTCTGCCTGTTCTGCTTCAGGCTAAAGAGATCGGCAGACTGGAGGCAAAACTTGTCTCCGACCCGCCGGTCAAACGCACATCCACCGCCCCGGCGCCGATTGCTCCGGTGACTGCCAGGACCACTGGGTCCAACTCGTACGACACCACAGACCCGCGTAGTATCAAGTCGATGACTACGTCGGAGTGGATTGAGGCCGAGCGGCAGCGCCAGATCAGGAAGTACGAGGCAGCCAATCGCCGCTGATTGCCCCTAGGAGGCATCCATGTCTAATTCGATTCTTACTATCGACATGATCACCAGAAAGGCTCTGGAGATCTTTGAGAACAACCTGGTGTTGACCAGGAATGTTAACCGCCAGTACGACAACTCGTTTGCCGTTGAAGGCGCCAAGATCGGCTCGACCCTCCGCATCCGTCTGCCTGACCGCGCACTGGTGACCGACGGCGCCGCTCTGCAGGTGCAGGACGACAACGAGCAGTACACGACCCTGACCGTGTCCAGCCAGAAGCACATCGGCGTGAACTTCACCAGCGCCGAACTGACGATGCAGTTGGATGACTTCGCAGAACGCGTGCTGAAGCCTCGTATCTCGCAGCTCGCCAGCAGCGTCGATAACGACGTGGCGAATGCGTACAAGGGCATCTACGGCACTGTCGGCACCCCCGGCACGACCCCGTCCACTTCGCTTGTCCTGCTTCAGGCCCAGCAGAAGCTGAACGAGTACGCTGTTCCCATGGACCCGCGCTACGCCACCGTCAACCCGGCTGCCAACGCCGGTCTGGTCGAGGGCATGAAGGGTCTGTTTAATCCGACCGACACCATCAGCCGCCAGTTCAAGCAGGGCCTGATGGGTCAGGGCGTGCTGGGCTACAATGAGATTGCGATGTCGCAGTCCATTGTGAACCACACGACCGGCTCGCGTTCCACGTCGGACACGATCCTCGTCAACGGCGCGATCAGCACGCAGGGCGCGTCCACCATCGCCATCGACGGCGGCACCGGCTCGGCCACGATCAAGCAGGGTGACGTCTTCACCATTGCCAACGTGTACGCGGTCAACCCGCAGACCCGTCAGTCCACTGGCTCGCTCCAGCAGTTCGTTGCCACGGCTGACGCCACGGCATCGTCTGGCGCTTGGGCGACTGTGTCGATCTCCCCGGCGATCTACACCCCGACCAACGCTCTGGCTACCGTGGACTCGTTCCCGGCGGACAACGCGGCGGTCACTTTTGTCGGCGCGGCCTCGACCCAGTACCCGCAGAACCTCGTCTACCAGAAGGACGCAATCGCGTTCGCCACGGCAGATCTTCTGCTTCCGCAGGGTGTGGACATGGCCTCGCGCCAGGTTCACAACGGCATCAGCCTTCGCATTGTCCGTCAGTACGACATCAACAATGACCGGATGCCCTGCCGTATCGACGTGCTTTACGGCTACAGCGTGATCCGCGCTCCCGCCGCCGTTCGTCTCTGGGGCTAATCCCATTTTAGGAAAGGTACTATCATGGCTCTTCCCTCTGTAGGCGGCGGTTACCAGGTTGGTGACGGCAACCTGTCTGAAGTGACGCTCGGCGATCAGGGCACCGTTGCCACCGCCACCGCCACTGCCACCCTGACTGTCGCGCAGATCACTGCCGGCATTCTCTCGGCCAACCCCAGCACGTCCGCCGCCAGCTACACGCTGCCGACCGGCACGCTGATCGACGCCACGCTGACCAACGCCAAGGTTGGTTCGACGTTCGATCTCGTCATTGTCAACCTGGGCACGTCTACCGGCGATATCACAATCGTCGCAGGCACGGGCATTACCCTCGCCGGTTCTGCCACGGTCAATGACGGCACGTCGGCCCAGATCCGCTTTGTCCGCACGGACACGGCGGCTTGGACGGCCTACCGTATCGTCTGATATGGCTGGGGGCAGCGAAGGCTGCCCCCACTCATCTGGAGAACAACATGCCCATCTATCTTCGCCATCCCACGCACGGCACCAAGGTCGCCAGCATCGAGATGGAAGCCCAGTACGACGAGCAGAACGGCTGGTCACGTTTCGATCCCGCAGAGGAGACTGTCACTGAAGAAGAGACTGTCGTTGAAGAAACGCCGGTTGAAGAACAGACTCTCGCGGAACTGGAAAATAATGCTATCGTGAAGACGCGCAAGCGCCGCACCACAACCCCCGAGGTCTGATATGGCAACCACTGCCGGCGACATCATCAACGGCTCCCTGCGGCTGCTGGGCGTGCTGGCAGAAGATGAGACGCCGTCGGCGGCTACGTCGCAAGACGCGTTGTTTGCGATGAACCAGATGATTGATAGCTGGGGCACCGAGAAACTGGCGACGTTCACCACGCTGGAACAGACGTTCTCGTGGTTGCCGGGCTACATCAGCCAGACGCTTGGCCCGAGCGGTGATTTTGTAGGTGTCCGCCCCGTCCTGATGGATGACGCGACCTACTTTATTGACCCGGCCAACGGCATCTCGTTTGGCATCAAGATCATCAACCAGCAGCAGTACGATGGTATTGCGGTCAAGACCGTGACCAGTACGTACCCACAGGTGATGTGGATCAACACCAACTTCCCCAACATCGACATGCACATCTACCCGGTGCCGACCAAGGTGCTGGAATGGCACTTCATTTCGGCAGCGGCGCTGGACCAGCCGGCTACCCTCGCCACCGATATCCTGTTTCCGCCAGGATACCTGCGGGCGTTCCGCTACAATCTGGCCTGCGAGTTTGCGCCCGAGTTTGGCATCGAGCCACCGCTTCAGGTCAAACGGATTGCAATGTACTCCAAGCGCAATCTTAAGCGCATCAACAACCCTGACGACATCATGTCGCTGCCCTACAGCATCGTTGGCACCCGCCAGCGGTTTAATATATTTGCCGGAAATTACTGATGACCGACATCAAGATCTCGGCGCTGCCGGTTGCCACAGCGTCTGCTTCAACGGACATCCTGCCCATCGTGCAGGGTGGCACTACCAAGCAGTTGACCAATGCGCTGTTGTTCACCAGTGCCACGTTGGTGACCCCGGCGCTTGGCACGCCGGCTTCAGGCGTGCTGACCAGTTGCACTGGCCTGCCCATCGCCACGGGCGTATCGGGGCTGGGTACTGGCGCGGCTACGTTCCTTGCCACGCCGACGTCGGCCAACCTTGCGCTCATGCTTACCGACGAGACGGGCACCGGATCGGCCGTTTTTGCGACCGCTCCGACGTTTACCGGGATGCCGCGTATCCCGGTTGCCACAGTAGCAGCCGCAGGCACCACGTTGGCGACTGCCACCTCGATGACGCCAGGCTTCGTGTTGGTCACCGCCGCCGACGCTACAAAGGGCGTTGTCTTGTCCTCGTCCACGGTGGCGGGCGACGTCTACATCATCAAGAACAACGCTGCCGCGATCCTGAAGGTCTACCCTGTCTCAGGTGGCACCATCAACGCAGGCGCGGCTAGCGCGGCGCTCTCGGTGGCTGCCAACACGTCCCTTATTCTGGTGGCCTACACCAGCACCGCTGCCTACAGCACCCCGCTCGTACCATCATGAAAACGCCTATCCTTGGCTCCTCGTATGTTGCTCGCAGCGTCAACGCTGCGGACAACCGCATGGTCAACTTGTTCCCCGAGATTGTCCCCGAGGGCGGCAAAGAACCGGCGTTCCTCAACAGGGCGCCAGGGTTGCGGTTCCTGCTGTCTGCGGACGTGGGGCCGATCCGAGGGCTGTGGCAGTTGGGCGGCTACATGTTTGCCGTCTCGGCCAACCAGTTGTACCGCATCGATACAACATGGACGGCCACGCCGGTCGGCTACATTCTGGGCACTGGCCCGGTGTGTATGGCCGACAACGGCACGCAAATCTTCATTGCCTGCAACGGCCCCAGCTATATCTATGACGTCAGCACGTTGACGCTTGTTCAGATCACAGACCCAGACTTCCCCGGTGCGGTGATGGTTGGGTTCTTGGATGGGTACTTTGTCTTCAACGAACCCAACAGCCAGAAGGTCTGGGTCACGGCGCTGTACGACGGGATTAACATCGACGGGCTGGCGTTTGCTAGTGCAGAAGGCTCACCTGATGGGCTGATATCGCTGATTGTGGACCACCGTGAGGCTTGGCTGTTCGGCACCAACTCGGTCGAGGTCTGGTACGACGCAGGCAACATCGGGTTCCCGCTGGCCCGTATTCAGGGCGCGTTCAACGAGATTGGTTGCATCGCGCCGTACTCGGTCGCCAAGCTGGACAATGGCGTCTTCTGGCTGGGCGCCGACGCGCGCGGCAAAGGGATCGTTTACCGATCAAATGGCTATGCGGGCGCTCGTATCTCGACCCATGCGGTCGAGTGGCAAATCCAGAACTACGACACACTGGCCGACGCCACGGCGTACACCTACCAGCAGGATGGACATGCCTTCTATGTGCTGAACTTCCCCACAGGCCGCACGACTTGGGTGTATGACGTCGCCACCCAGTCATGGCATGAACGGGCCTACTGGGACAACGGCACGTACACCCGGCATCTGGCCGACAATCAGGTGTTTTACAACAATACCACGGTTGTCGGAGACTGGCTGACCGGCAACATCTATGCGTTCGATCTGGAATACTACGCCGACAACGAGACGGTTCAGCGGTGGCTGCGGTCTTGGCGTGCGCTGGGGCCTGACCAGAACAATTTGAAACGCACCCGGCATGATCTGCTGCAACTCGACTGCGAAGTCGGCGTCGGCATCCAAGGCACGTCTAACTTCACGGTCGAGACAGTCTACCTGACTACGGAAGCCGGTGACCAGATTGAGGCTGAGAACGGCGACAATCTTATCATCGCGTCGGCGCTTACCACAGGCGTGGACCCTCAAGCCATGCTGCGGTGGTCGGACGATGGCGGGCACACTTGGTCGGCAGAACATTGGCGCAGCATGGGCAGGATCGGCGCGTCGGCTACCCGCGTCATGTGGCGCCGGCTGGGCATGACCCAGCGGTCCCGCGACCGCGTGTACGAAGTGTCTGGCACCGACCCGGTCAAGATTGCTATCGTCGCCGCTGAACTAACCATCTCGCCCACCAATGCCTGATATCTCCAATATCCCCTCGGCCCGCGTCCCGGTTCTGGACGACAAGGGCCTGATGACCCGGCAGTGGTACCGGTACTTCTTCAACCTGTTCAACCTGACCAACGCCGGGTCTTCGCCCACCAACGCCAACGACCTTGCGCTGGCGCCCGCGCCCCAACCGTCCACAGGCGCGAACCTGAGCGGCGCCACCGGCACGCTCGGCACCGCCAACGGTGGTACCGGGCTGGCCGCGACCCCGTCGAACGGACAGTTGCTGATCGGCAACGGTACGGGCTTCTCGCTGAACACGTTGACGGCTGGCACAGGCGTCACGCTGACCAACGGCGCGGGCACCATCACGGTGGCGGCGTCGGCGGCTGCGTCGGCTGCCAACCTGACCGGCGGCGTGGCAGGGTCGTTGCCATATCAGAGCGGCGTCAGCACGACGACGTTCCTGCCCATAGGCACCGCGTCTCAAGTCCTCCAGGTCAACGCAGGCGCCACAGCGCCCGAGTGGGTCGCGCCGTCTGGCGGCACGGTGACCAGCGTCAGCTTTACCGGCGGCGTTGTTTCGGTTGCCACGCCCACCACGACCCCGGCGTTCACGGTGGCGGGCACGTCGGGCGGCATCCCGTACTTCTCCAGCGCGTCAACCTGGGCGACGTCTGCTGCGCTTGCAGCCAACGCGCTGGTGGTTGGCGGTGGCGCTGCGGTCGCGCCGTCCACGGTGACCACCGGCACAAACGTATTGACGGCTCTCGGTGTCAACGTCGGCACAGCCGGCGCGGTCGTTGTGAATGGCGGCGTCTTGGGCACACCGACCAGCGGCACCGTGACCAACCTGACGGGCACCGCGTCGATCAACATCAACGGCACTGTGGGCGCTACAACACCGGCTGCTGGCGCGTTCACCACACTATCTGCTTCTTCGACTGTCAGCGGTACAGGCTTTAGCACTTACTTGGCTTCGCCCCCGGCCATTGGCGGTACTGTCGCTGCGGCCATTACTGGCACGACGATTACGGCCAACACGGGTTTGGTCGGGCCGCACAACGGTACTGTGGGCGCCACGACACCGGCTACTGGCGCGTTCACGACTGTCGATGGAACTACAATCACTGCCAGCGTTACGTTCAATGGACCTCATAACGGCACTGTAGGCGCTACCACGCGCAACACCGGGGCGTTTACCACCCTTACTGCAAACAGCACGTCCACGTTTACGGGTGGCCATGGCAAGAACGCCTTTGGCGCGGTAGACGCAGCGGGATTGCTTGCGCTCAACGGCAACGCCACAGGCGCCACCACGCTGTACAGCATGTACCTGAACCAAGCGGTTCAGACTGACGTGACGGTGGTCTTTGATAGCATCAGATGCGCGCCTAGTCTTGCGGCGGCGACTGCAACCGGCACTGTGCGAGGCTTCAATGTGCAGGGCGCCACTTTGGGCGCTGGCGCTAGCATCACGAACCAAGTCGGGTTTAACGCGGGGTCCACAATAACCACCGGCACCAACAACTATGGGTTTTTTGGCAACCTCGCAGCCGCAACAGGCAGTTGGAACTATTACGCCGCTGGTACGGCAAACAATGCCTACGCGGGCAACTCTCGCTTCGGCGGCGTCACGGTCCCCGTCGCTACGGTGGATGTCACCGGCTCTGTGGCTGCCACCACCACCATCCTGTCTACCGGCGCTACCAGCGGCGTCGGTTACGCCACGGGCGCGGGCGGGTCGCAGACCCAGCTAACATCCCGCACGACGGGCGTCACGCTCAATACAATCTGCGGTAAGATCACGCTCTTTTCGGCTACCACGACGGCGGGCACGTTCTCCAGCTTCACGGTGACAAACAGCGCCGTTGCGGCTACTGATGTGGTGATTATCAATATTGGTGCCAGCGCCACGGCAGATCGGTACAACGTGACAGTCACCGCCGTGGCGGCAGGGTCGTTCCGCGTCCAGATCCACAATGTCGCGGCAGTGGCGGTAGCCGAGGCGCCCGTCCTGAACTTTGCTGTCATCAAGGCTGTAACCGCCTAACGGAGGCTCCTATGACCATTGCTCTCTCACCCCTGGCGGGCGCCGGCTGGCAGTTCTTCGACGACAACGGCGTGCCGCTGGCTGGCGGCAAGATCTACACCTACCTGTCGGGCACCACGACGCCCGCCACCACCTACACGTCCAGCACAGGCGCCACGGCCAACACTAACCCTATCGTGCTGGACGCCGCCGGGCGCGTGTCCGCCGAGGTCTGGCTGACTGACGACATCCAGTACACGCTGACGCTTCAGAACTCGTCGTCGGTGCAGATCTGGTCCAAGGATGGCATCAGCACCTTCCTAAGCACGTCTGGCCGTCCGGTCATCGTCCCCTCGTCCGCCACGCCTGCCCAGACCGCAGCCGGTTCGCTGGTCTGGAACACAACCAGCCAGGTTCTGACCGCCGGCAACGGCTCTGGCCGCGTGACGTTCGTTGACACCGCGACCGCCCAGACGCTGACCAACAAGCGCGTCACGCCGCGTGTCAACACGGTGGTGTCGGCGGCGACTGTCACCCCAACAGCCGATCTGAGCGACCTGTACACGGTCACGGCGCTGGCGGTGCCCGCCACGATTGCTGCGCCCACCGGCACGCCTACAGACGGCCAGCGCCTGCTGATCCGTATTCTGGACAACGGCACGGCGCGAGCGTTGACGTGGAACGCTATCTACCGGGTGATCGGCGTCACGCTGCCCACCACGACCACGGCGTCAAAGACCGGGTACATCGGCTGCATCTACAACGTCGCGGCAACGTCTTGGGATGTTGTTGCAGTTACGACACAGGCGTAGCATGGCGATCACATCCGCACTCGTCGATGCCGCCACGCTGGTTGTGGCCAACGTCATCGTGGCCGACCCGGCAGTGGACCCGGCGCCGCCGGGCTATCTGCTGATCCGGCTCCAGCCCGGCGACGATTGCCAGATCGGCTACATCTATGACCCGGCGACTGGTACATTCTCACCAGAGGTGACCTGATGGCCCTGACCACGATCATTCTCACGACAGGCACGACGTGGACCGTGCCGACTGACTGGAACTCTGCCAGCAACACCATCGAAACTATTGGTGGCGGTGGTGGCGGGGGCAACGCTCAGGGCGGCGGCGGTGGCGGCGGCGCGTACGCCAAGATCACCAACCTGACGCTGACCGCCGGGGCCTCGGTCATCATAGCGGTCGGCGCAGCAGGCGTAGGCAGCGCCGTTGCGGGCACCGCAGGCACTGACGGCGGCGATACTTATTTCAACGGTGCGTCTCTGGCCGCGTCAAGCGTCGGGGCCAAGGGTGGTACCGGCGGTACAAGTAGCAGCGGTTCAGCCGGGTCAGGCGGCGGGTCGGCCACGTCTGTCGGCACGGTAAAATACTCAGGCGGCAACGGCGGCGCGGTAGGGTCGTCCAACGGCGGCGGCGGTGGCGGCGGCGCGGGCGGGCCAAACGGGATCGGCGCAGTAGGCGGCGCGGCGCGCACGGCGGGCAACCCGTACACGGGCGGTGGTGGCGGTGGTGGCGGCGGCGGGACGGCAGGGCAGCAGGGCGCCAGCAATTCGGTCGGCGGCGCGGGCGGCAACAACTACCTTGGCGCTGGCGGTGGCGTGGCGGGCAACAGCACCACGCGCCCTGGCGGTGCAGGCTCCAACGGCGGCGGTGGTGGCGGGGCCGGTGGCTCTGGCTCGACCGGCTCTGGTGGCGCGTACGCGGGTGGCGCTGGTGGTGCTGGCACTGAGTTCACGGCTGTGGCCGGTGCGGGCGGCGGCGGCGGCGGCGCGTCAGCCGGCTCCAGCGGCGGCGCCAAGGGCGGCGATGCGGGCAACTACGGTGGTGGTGGCGGTGGTGGGTCTAACCGCAGCGGCACCTCTGGCACTGCCGGTGGCAATGGCGCGCAGGGTGTGATCTATATTACGTACACCGGGACCAGCCCGGCGGCGACAACCAACAACTTCATGCTGTGGTTCTGACATGGCCGTTATCGCAACAGTCCTCATCCCCGCCAAGATCTGCGAAGGCACGACCACGAAGCAGTACACTGCCTCGAACGTCACCGCGCTGATCGACAAGTTTACGGCGTCCAATTTCTCCAGCGCGGCCACTACCCTGACGGTCTACCTCGTCACGATGGGCGACACGCCAGGCGACCAGAACACCATCGTGGTGTCCCGCACCATCTCGGCCAGCGAGACGTATACCTTCCCCGAGATCGTCGGCTCGGCCATCCTGTCCGGTGGCTACATCTCGACGCTCTGCGGCGACGGCGCGTCGGTGACGATCCGCGCCAGCGGGCGGGAGATCAGCGCGTGACCCTGACGGCGCAGGCAGAAGAGTGGGAAGACGTAAAGCATGAGATTATCCCGTTCCTGCACCATCACTGGGAAGAGATGGAACTGAACAGGGACAAGATCCCGCTTGGGGTCCAGTTCGAGGTGTACGACAGTCACGCTGCCGGTAAATCGCTGCTTGTCGTCACCTTACGCAAGGACGGCGAACTGGTGGGGTACTTCTGGGGCTTCCTGATACCGCACGTTCACCACAAAACTTGCTTGACATTGATGATGGACCTATACTGGGTTCACCCATCTGTCAGAGGCAAGGGCCTACCGGGCGTCAAGCTGCTGCGGGAGGTCGAGGCGGAAGCCAAGCGACGTGGGGCGCAGCAAATGTTTTTCGGCAGCAAACTCCATAAAGACTCGTCGCGGCTGTTCGAGTACATGAAGATGGACCCCGTCGAGGTCTACTACAACAAGTGGATAGGAGACTGACATGGCCTCTGCCCTCGGCTCTATCGTTGGCGGCATCATCCAGAGCAACGCTGCCAGCGACGCACAGAGCGCGCAGGAACGGGCTGCGGCCCGAGCGCGCCGCGACCAGAACCAAGCGTTCGAGCGCCAGGTTCAGCTTCAGGCGCCGTTCCGCGCGGGTGGTCTGTCAGCACTCAGCCGTTACCTGACATACTTTGGCCTTGAGACGCCTACTATTTACGCCGGCGGCACCATGACGCCGCCGTCGTTGACTGGCCCAGACGGTAAGCCGCTGAAGGGCCAGGCGCTTGCAGACGCGCAGCGGAACATGGGGCAGCCGCCCGAATTGTCGGTCGATCCTAACGACCCCAACTTTGGCAAGTATTCCCGCGACTTTGGCATGGCGGATTTTCAGGCCGATCCTGGCTATGCGTTCCGGTTGTCCGAGGGCCTCAAAGCAATCGACGCCAGCGCGGCATCGCGTGGCGGCCTGCTGTCGGGCAACGCCCTACGCAGTGCTTCGGACTACGGTCAGAAAACCGCCAGCGATGAATATCTGAATGCGTTCAACCGGTATCAGTTGAACCGGCGGAACCAGCTTGCGCCTCTCGAGACGCTGTTCGGCGGCGCGCACGAATCGGCCAACACGTTGGGCAGCGCGGCGGGCAACTTGGGCAATCAGTTGGCATCAAACTCGTACCAGCTTGGCAATGTTCAGGCAGCGGGCGAGGTTGCACGCGGCAACGCATGGACAGGTGCAGTTGGCGGCGTTACTGACGCATTGGGCGGCTACAATTTTGGCAGCATGTTTGGCGGCGGCGTTGGCGGCGGGTACAGCATGGGCAGCAACGGCAGGCTGAACCGTTTCGGAGGGTAATGACCATGGCTGAACTCGACCCGTACATCGTCTTTCGGCAGAAAGAATATAGCGGCCCCACGCAGGATGAACTTGACGCCAAGCAGGACATGAACGCCCTGCGGAATATGCTGGGCGCTGGCAAGTCCATTGATTCTCCCGAGGTCGTCAACGCCATGATGGCGCGCGACCCTAAGATGGGGATGGAGTTGATGGCGAACGCCAACACGATGCAGACCAGTCAGGCGTCCTTGCAGGCCAAACAGCAAGAGGCAATCGCGGCAGAACTGGACAGGTATATTCCTGTCGGCGCAGCCATTGTGAAGTCAGGCGACCAAGCCGCTTGGGACCAGCTACATATGCACTTGGGGCAGAAGTATCCCGAAGCGGTGATGGGTTGGCCCAGCAACGTCGCAAAGGGCGGCGAGTTCTTGCAAGCCTATATGGACGCGCGGCGCAATCTAAAGGGCGGTGGCGGGCAAGCAGCCACTAGAGCCGTGCAGACGGCGGATGGCGTATACCTTGTCAGCCCAACTGGCGAATACACGCCCATGACTGACAACAACGGCAATCAAGTTAAGTCGCTTGGCATGGGTACGGCAGCGCTTGGCGCCCAGTCGCGCGAGGCCGTGGCGGGCATTGGCGCCAACGTTCGGCGTTATGGGATTGATGTTGGCGCCGACACGGCGGACCAAAACCGGACCGCGCAGGGCGCGCGTCAGGACGCCAAAATGTTTTCGGAAGCCGGTCGGGCAGGCGTCACGGGCGCTACGGTCACACGCGTGGGCCAAGAACCCGCGCCGGATCAGCCAGGCGTTGCGTCGAGCGTCCCTGAAGCCAAACGCCGGGTTGCGCTTGAGACGTCGCTGCCGAAGGCGCGTGGTGTTCTTAACACCACAGACGCCAAGTTTGACGATATGACGGCCAACATCGACGCGCTGATCAAAGACCCGACGCTCAAGAACATCACCGGCAGCGAGATTGCAGCAGCCAAGGGCGATTGGCCCACCATTTTCGGTACAAAGTCAGCCAACGCGCAGCAGCGTGTGAAACAGATCATTGCACAAGGTGGGTTCAATGAACTGGCAGAAATGCGCGCTGCATCGCCCACGGGCGGCGCGCTGGGCAACGTGTCTGACACTGAAGGACAGTACCTCCGCGCAGCCTTTGCCCGGCTCGGTCAGGCACAGGATTACCCGTCCTATGTCGCCGCGCTTAATGAACTCAAAGCGCAGATAGCCCGGTCCAAACAGCGGCTTCATGGCACGTTTGACGAAACGTACGCGCCTCTCAGCACCAACGGTGCTGCCCCGCCGCCGCCCACTGCTGGCGCCGCTCCGCTCGCTGACCCCTTGGGGATACGCTAATGGCAACGCTTGCTGAAATCAGGGCCGCGCATCCCGAGTACGGCGATATGTCTGACCAGCAGTTGGCAGACGGTCTGCATAGCAAGTTCTATGCAGACATGCCCAAAGACGAATTTTACAAGAAACTTGGCGTTTCCGCAGAGACTCCTGCCGCGCCCCCGGCGGACGTGCCCGAGTCCATGCTGTCCCGTGCGGGCAACATGGTCGAGCAATACGGTTTGTCAAACGCCCGTGCGGCTATGGCGCTTCCCGAAAGCGCCGTTAAATTTGGCAAAGGAATAGTTGAGGCCGTCACCAATCCCGTCCAGACCGCCGAAACGCTGGGGTCGGCGGCGCTTGGTGCGGCATACAACATCACGGGCATGAAGATCCCGAAAGAGAATCCTTTTGATTTGTCGTCTCCTGACGACCCAAAGGTCACAAAAGCTATCGAGACGGCAAACGCAATCGGCGGCGACTACAAGAAAGCCTACGGCAGCCTCGACGCTATCAGGAACACTTGGGAAACAGACCCTGTCCGCTTAATGGGCGACTTGTCTATGCTGCTGGGCGGCGTGGAAGGCGTTGCCGGGCGGCTCCCCGGCGCTGTTAACGCAGACATTGCGTCCACGGCAGGCAAGGTGTCACGCGCTGTAGACCCCGTCATGCTTGCCGCCAGAGGCGGGATGGCGACAGGGCGCGGCGTAGCCAACATGGCGGCGCCGTTTGTCAATCCGAAAGCCGTGGCGGGCAACGCTTTGCTGGGGTCCATAGACAACCCCACCGCAGTGCTGAACGCGCTCGCAGCTAGCCAAGGTGCGCGGGCCACGCCCGGCTACGTCCCGACGTTCGGTGAGCGTCTGGTGGGTGAGGGCGTGTACGAACCCGGCGCAGCAGGGCTGGAAGCCGGCCTCAACACGACGAACAACCCTGTCGGTCGTAAGGTGTTTGCCCAGCGCCAGCAATCGCTGAACGCACTGAACGATCAATTGGCGCGCATTGAGGACCAGTTGTCCCAGCGGGCAACTGCGGCTACGCCGCAGGGTTTGCAAGATTTGACCGAGGTGCGTAACCAGCTTCTGCGCCGCATCAGTGAAGAGCAGGCTGCGCTCACCAAGCAGGGCACCGACCTTGCCGACATTCTCCCCAACACCGGTCAGCGCGAGCCAGGGCAGGCGCTCATCACGCGGGCCGGTGAACTGGAAAAAGGTGTTCGTGCCAACGTCATCGATCCGGCGTACAAGGAGGCTTATGCTCTGGCCGGTAGCACGCCTATCGATATCTCTGACGCTGCCGCCGCTGCCGAGAAAATCCTTGGCCGCAAGTTGTCCGATTTCGATCCCAGCACCGCGCCCCGTACGGTGCAATTGCTGTCGGAACTCGCGCCGGTCACAACGGTAAAGGGTAAGTTTGGCATCACAAAAACGACCGGTGGCAACGTCACGCTCGAACAGATAGACGACATCCGCAAAGCCATCAACGCGGACATCGCCGAGGCAAAGGCAACGTCGGGTGCAGGCACTGCAGACATTCAGCGCCGCAATTTGAACCAGCTTCATGCCGTGCTGGATGACGCTATCGCCAAGAGTGGTCTGACCGACGAGGCAAAAGCAGCGTACGCTGGCGCCCTTAGCAAATTCAAAACTGAAATCGTTGGGCCTTTCAAAACCGGCATCCCTGCCGATCTGCGCCGCACGACGTGGCGGAATGAGCCGGGCGTTCTTCCCGACGCTGTGGTTCAGAAGTTTCTCGGATCTGAGCGCGGCGCTGAACAGTTTGGCAATCTGTTCAAAGGTGACCCCAAGGCTGCTGCAAACATGGCGGCGGGCGTCCTCGATCTGTTCCGCTCCAAGGTGATTGACAAGACCACTGGCGCGGTGAACTCCGCAATGGCGGATGCGTTCATTAAACAGTACGGCGACAATTTGGATGTACTCCAGCAGGCCGGCATCGACATTCGCGCCGGCATTAACGATGTCCGCAATCAGGCCGCTAAGTTGGAAGGCAAGGCTGGTGAACTGAGCGACCTACAGGGCGCGCTTAAGGCGCCCGAGACTGCGGTTGAATTGGTGGACGCCGCGTTGAAATCGCCCAAGTTGATGGGCAACGCGATCAGCCGGCTCGATAAGGCTGGCCGCGCGGCGTTTGGCGGTGAGTTGACCAATCGTGTCCTCGACATGGTCAAAGCAGGCAAGCACGAAGAGGCGCTGAAGTTCTTGACCGAGAACGAGGACGCACTCCGCACCGGCATGGGCCGCAAGGGCGCGTACGACGATCTGGTGGACATGGCGAACTCTGGCCGCGACCTTGCGGCGGTAGTCAAGGAGGCCCCCAAGACCATCACGCCTAGCACGGCGCGCGACCTGTCGGCGTTCTCGGATGCAGAGTTGCACGATCTGTCGCTAGTGGCAGAAGACATCCGGCGCGGCAAAACGGTTGAAGAAATGGCGGGCACCGGCAGTCGTCCTGGCCCAGCCTACAAAGCTGGTTCAGAGGCAGCCAGTGAGATAGGTACCGCAGCGGGAGACGCCCCGGCGCTCACGAACAGAGTCTATTCGGTGCTTCGTAATATCGGAAAACGCTTCGAGAAACGCATCAACCGCAAGGCAGCAGCGGAACTGGCGTACGTCATGTACACCAACCCTGACGCGGCGGCGGCGCTCATAAACGAGGCGCTGGCCCGCAAAGGCAAAGCAGCCAGACCGGCGCAAGATCTGCGTGGCGTCACGGCGGCTGGCGCGGTAACTAATGCAATGGCCCCCGAAAACCAAAATGCGATGGCACAGTGATGGAACCTCAAATCCTCTTCAACATCGCTGTCGGTCTGGCCGGCTTCTTTGGTGGCTGGGCGCTCACGCGCATCTATCACGCCATCGACCAGTTGGACGGGGACGTGCGGAAGATGCCACACGTTTACGTCAGCAAGGACGACTACAGGTCGGACATTGGCGACATCAAGACGATGCTCGGCAAGATCTTCGACCGTCTGGACAACAAGGCCGACAAATGATTGAGATCCATCCTGATCTGATGCGCGTCGTCCAGCGTCTGATCGACGAGGGCGTTGCGTTCAAGGTCATCGAGGGTGTGCGGTCGCTGGAGCGGCAAAAAATGCTGTTTGCGTCTGGCAAGTCCAAGACCATGAACTCGCGCCACCTGACCGGCCACGCGGTCGATCTGGCGCCTCTGGTGATGGGCCAGATCCACTGGGACTGGCCTGCGTTCCACATCTTGGCGGCAGCCGTAAAGGCCGCCGCCAAGGCTGAGAACGTGCCCTTGGAATGGGGCGGTGACTGGACTAAGTTTCCTGATGGTCCTCACTGGCAGCTTCCATGGGCGGCGTACCCAGCCGATCCGCCACCAGCATAGCGTAGCCTGCGATGTCCACCCAACTGTCCGGGTAGTTGGGGTTGCCGTTCATGATCCTGCCAATCTTGACCGCGATCATGTCCAGCGCCTCGCGCTGATCCTGCTTCAGCTTGCCCCAGTTCGGCCAGACGCGGTACGCGTCCTTCAACGCCTGCGAGATGGCGGACAAGTCGGTGAACTTGCCGTAATCCTTCTCACGGTCTGTCAGTGTCTGCGTCACGTCGGTCATTTCAAGTCCCTTCCCATGGTGATGTTGCGTTGTGCCCTGACCTGATGGTTGGGCCAGGTCCAGCACTCGCCGGTCTTGTCGTCAAAACAGACCCAGAGCAGATCGTACTCAGGCCCGTAGTCCAGAAGGACGTGCGCCAGCGCCTTGCCATTAGGCGTGGTCAGCGGTATCGGCGGGTTCAGTTGCAACATGTTCAAGTCCCTCAATGTGGCGCACCGCGCACAGGTAATGCCCTGGCCCCCACTGCCAGCAGCCGGGCGCGTGGGTGCCGACGCGCTCCAGCCAATTCTGTTCCCATCGAAGGCACGCGGTCAGGCGCTCGATCTCGGCCTGCGCCGTTCTGAGATGTTCATTCCAGTGCTGGTTCTGAGCGTACAGTTTTTCAATTTCGGTCTGCGCCTCTTGCAGCGAGGTTTCATGGTGGTCGCACTGGTCCACCATGTTTCGCAGGCGCTCGATCTCTTCGGCCGCGTCCCCCAACAAGTCGCAGATGCACGTCTTGATCGACATGCACCCGGTGTTTGGTAGGCACACAGCCTCCTTTAGCCTCATCACGATGTCAGTCATGGTCTGCCTCCAGTTCCTCGATCCGCTTGAGCGCGCCCATCAACTGTTGCTTTAGGTCGTCAACGGCGTTGTTGATGGCGTTGAGCCGAGTCCGCAGCATCTCGTGCTTTATGTCTTCCCACTCTCGCAATCTGTTCTCTAGACGCGCCATCAGTTCGTATTCAAACATTTCATGATCTCCTTTCTCTCGCGCTTCGCGCGCAGGATGCAGTAACGCTGGTGCAAGATCCGCAGCGCGGTGCGCCGGGGGTGCTGGCTAACCATCTCCTCTTCAAGCAACTCCTTGACGCGATCCTCACCCAGTACCTGGCACGCATCCGCCAGTACCCTTATGCCTTTGAACGCCATGCCTTTAACTCCTCTATGGCTAGGTTGGACATGTCGCGCTTGTCTTGCAGCGCGTCCCACATACGCTCGTCGATGGTATCGTTGGACAACAGCGCGTAGCACCACACGGGTTTGGTCTGACCTCCCCGGTGCAGCCGGCCCACAGTCTGTTCGTACAGTTCCAGCGACCACGGCAGCGACATGAACACCATGTGGTGCCCGCCGTGTTGGAGGTTCAGGCCGTGGCCGGCGCTCTTGGGGTGGATCAGCAGGATCTCGATCTCGCCCGCATTCCACTTGTCGATGGCGCCCGGCATGTCCACGGTCCACGCGTGCGGGTACGTCTCGCGCAACTGTTCCAGTTCAGCCTTGAAATTGTAGACGATGATGGTGTTGGCGCGCTGGTTGCCATCTAGGATCTCGTTCAGCGCGTCCATCTTGCCGTGGTCGAGCCATGCCGTGCCCGTCGCACCGTAGGCAAAGCCTGACGCCATCTGCTGTAGTTTGCCCGAGAGCGCCGCGCCGGTTTCTGCCGTGACCCAGTTGTCGCCCAGTTCCAGCAGCATCTTCTTCCGAAAGTCATTGTACTCATCGATGGTGGACAACGGATTCCACATGGGCACCGCGTGCAGGGGCGGCAGCTTGTCGGCATACTCGCCAGGCTCCAGCACGTAGGTGACTGGGCGGATGCGCGCCATCACGCTTTCCAGCGCACCCGGCAGCGGCGCGTACTGCTTGTGGATGGGGTCTATGCAGAAGAAGTATTGCTGCTGGAACGCGCCCTTCGCCCGGCCCAGCAGCGACATGTCCACGATCTTGCACTGGCCGAACACGTCTTCCAGCCCGTTCGACGTGAACGACCCGGTCAGGCCCCAGCGGACGTTGATGTGCTTGATGGCCTTCTCGATGGCCTTGAAGCGCACGCCGCTGGGGTTCTTCAGCCGGGTCAACTCGTCAAACACCACGCCGTCGAAGCTGGACAGGTTTGCCCCCACGATGCTGTCGTAGTTGGCCGTGACGATGCAAGCGTCGGACGCAAACGCCGCCGCGCGCGCGGCGGGCGTACCCACCGCCACGGCTACGGCAGGCTTGCCCCACTTCTCAGCCTCGACCGGCCAGACGCTCACGCACACGCGCTTGGGCGCCAGCACCAGCCACCGCTTGACCAATCCCTGGCCCAGCATGTCGGCCATAGCGGCCAGCGTGATGGCCGTCTTGCCAGCGCCCACGGGCGCCAGCACCATGGCCCGGTCGCGCTCGAACAGGAAGTCCGCCGCCTCTTCCTGATAGGGTCTTAGTTCCATGACATTATCGCCCGCCCGATCACTTCGGGGATCTGCGGGACGACCGCGTTGCGAAGCGTATCGACGCGGTCCACCCCGTAGGAAAGCCCATCATCCATTCCTCGAAACTCGCGCAGCGCACTTTCCCAACCTCTGTCCCACGGAAAGGGTTGGAACTCCCGCCCCACTCGTCTAAGCGTCCCATGACGTGGTTCTTCCGGCCGGAACCCACTCCGCTGGGGGTAGGCAATGACCCAGACCCGGTCCCGGCGGTGAGGAGCGCCAACGGCGGCAGCGGGTATACAGTGCCATTCCGCATCATACCCGAGCGCAGCGAGGCCCCCGAGGATGGTATCCAGTCCGCGAGAGCGAAGGGCGCTGGAATTTTCGACGACGACCCACGCCGGGCGGATCTCGTCGATGAGCCGGTGGAACTCGGACCAGAGGCCGCTTCGTTCGCCGGCAAGTCCTGCGCCTTTTCCTGCGAGGCTGATATCCTGACAGGGGAACCCACCACAGATGACATCGATTTTCTCCGGCATATCGGCGGCGGTGAGCGCCGTCACGTCTTCAAAGATGGGCACGTCGGGCCAGTGCTGGCGCAGTACCAGCCTAGCGTGGGGATTGATTTCGCAGAACGCAGCGGTCCTCATCCCCGCGCGCTCCAGCCCCAACGAGAAACCCCCGATCCCGCTGAACAAGTCTAGGACAACCATGCGTCTACATCCTCCCGTGACCAGACCACCCGGTAGTTCATGCCCAACTCTTCCATGCGCCGTCCGAACAACTTTTGCAGTGGCGACAGTTTCCCGTCCGGCGCTTTAACCTCGATGAACCACACTACGCCGCCGGGCAGGCACACGATGCGGTCGGCAACCCCGGCATGGCCGGGGCTGACAAACTTGTAGGCGATGCCGCCCAGCGCCTTCACGCGCACCCGTAGGTACACCTCGATGTCTCGTTCTTTCATGGGGCCACCCTACCGGAAGATTTTTGTTGACGCAAACATTTTTATAGCAGACAGTCGGCATATCGACAACGAGGGCTGACATGCAACATTCAACTATCGTAGGCGGCAGCACGGCCAAGCGGGTAATAAACTGCCCCGGCTCGGTTGCGCTGGTCGCCAAGATGCCGCCGCAACCGTCATCGTCCTACGCGGACGAGGGCACCCTGCTGCACGACACTATCGCGCAGATCCTCGACAAGGGCACCGATCCGTCCGAGTATCTGGGCACCGTCTACAACGGTGTCGAACTCACACAGGAGTTGATCGACACCAAGCTGATCCCGGCACTGGAGTTGCTGAATGAGATCGATCCTGAGAATATTGCTGAATTTTCAGTCGAGAACCGGGTCGGTTTTGGTGACCGTCTACCTGGTGTGTTTGGTAGCACCGATCTTTTGTGTCGCGTTGGTAATCGGGCTGTCTGCTTGGATTGGAAATTTGGGGACGGCGTCACGGTTGAGGCCGAGGAAAACCCACAGCCCATGTTCTATTCCGCCGCCGCCCGTCGCACCAAGGGCTTGGAGTGGTGGCATGAAGGGGCTGAGACGTTAGAACTGGTAATCATCCAGCCTCCGCACATCCGGCGCTGGACGACTACGTTCGCGCGCATCGACAAGTTTGAGAAGGATCTGGTGCGCGCGGTGA